AGGTCACTTAGTCGCGCTCCGATGCCCGAGAACCAATCGACAACGAAACTGAATGGGACGAGGTCCCAGAGACTGGACGGACTGGGCAATAGGCCCAGCGACCGTACGTCCAGCATCTTCGCCACTACCGAGCTAGCGCCCGGGTTGGCGACCACTCTACTCCTCGTACGCAACGTCGCATCTACCCTCCCGAACTCCCCCTCAGGGAAGTCGAAATTATAAGATCCACGCCCTATAACCAGCCATTTTTCTGGCTGATCGAGGATACTCGTTACCAAGGACTGCATTTTAGGTAAGACATTCAGCAAGAGATCCAAGTTTGGATCCCAGCCAAACGCTGACTGTAGACGCAGTGCTGTAAGGAAATCCATTAGGTCCCTGAAGGAACCGACCGGATCGCCTCTCCTCAGCTTCAAGTAGGACGACAAAATACGACGCATGTCAGGCATTAAATCTGACAATTGCCGCATCTCACTCAGAGTCTCAATGAGGTTAGTATTGAGGTTTCCAGTGATGTCATCCAATGCATCAGATGCTGATTGCATACTTGATAGTCGGATACTGCCCATTTCTTTCCAAACTTTGTCCTCGAAGGTAGAAAGTCTCCTTCTTTGGACGAATCTGGTCAGATCCGGAGCTGCACCGCTACCGTCACCTTGCACTGCTCTCGAGAGATACACCCAACCGGGCGTAGTATTGGTGAATGTTGCTTTTCCACCAATAGCCTGAATCGGCCACCAAGGGAGCACTGATGGCGAAACATCAGTCAACGTCGTCTCACAAGTTAATGAGAAGGCGCCGACAGGTACGATGTTATACCAGATCCCCGTAGTCACATGTGACGTAGGGGTACTGATATTAGGCACAAGCTTAGCGCGAATCATAACGCTATGCCCCATGTGGTAGGTGTTGCCTGGATAAGTATCAGACCAGACATACCTATATCGACAGGTGATCTCATAGAGCGAGTAATCCACGGTAAAGTCGCTAACGCGACCGTACCATGGACCACCCGTTCCAGGGATCTTTGCTTTCGACACCACAAGCTCACCGCCTGCTATAACTTCGTCCCTCAACCAGAGGAGCGTCGTCAACAGGTCGGCACGAGGTGCCCACGCCACAGGACGAACCAATTCTACAGCGAACTGAACTCCCGATATGCTAGGAGTACCAGTCACTCGCGTGCAATACAGCCCATTCAAGTTATTTGGGACATAATTGCCGCGTACCACCCCACTGAAGAAGGCTGGATTACTTCCGTAAATCACGGAAGATCCTACAGTGGGGGAGTAAGTATAGAGATCGTCCTCAAGACGAGGTCCAACGTAACCCTGATAGGAAGGATGCCAAGTCTGGTGTTCAGACCTAGGGTTAAAGGACAGCAAATCCTCACCCCGAAGCAACTTCCCCGTAGCCGCCAGATGCGAAAGCATCGAGCCATAGCGGCTAAAGTCACCAGAGTCACTATACTCAATCATCTGCGGTTTAGTTGCCGCAAATGTGAGGACTTCTGACGCACCTTTGTCACGAAAAACACCAATGGTGTCCTCGAGATGAAACCAACCGAAGTCAACGGATAAACCGTTGATCAGTGATCTCACAGGGTCCATCTGGTAAAAGAAGCCCTCAGCACCGGAGTGCGCCGAGCTGCTATAGTAACATCCGACCTTCACGAAGAAACCCCCGTGATGGTCAGTGTACACGAGCGGCATGGTTACCTCCTTAGCATGAGTAACAGGACAAAAACGAAAGATGATTATCCCTGGGGAACAAGACTATCCAGAGCGCTGGAAGCAGCAGTAAGAATCGCTGCCACAACGGTCAGGACCCGGGCGATCGTGCGCAAAATGCTCACGAACTCGACCAGTCTTCCCATGGTGTATC